TTTCCCCAAGAACGGCATCTATGTAAACAGATTGCCCACTGGCAGTACTCAAATCACCAGATAAGCGTGCCACCATTGTTGCCGTGCCCGCTGTACCTACGTCATAAATGACAGAACATCTAACCCACGAGCCACCAACAAGTGTTGCGCTAGTGGATGATGGTGATGATAGGGTGGCAGTTCCGGCCTCTCTGGCAAGGGATACCGTACGCCCAGCAAGGGATGATAATGGCGGAGTATACACATATAGTGAGTAGGCGAATTTTCCTGTTTCTGGAATTGTTACTGTTGTTGACCCTATATTGCTATCCGTGGTGCTACTCATTGTTGCTAGGTATGATGATGAGCCAATAAAACCAATCAAAGCATTTCGCCCAGCACCACTCTGCGCAGCAGTCCAACCAGTTGCATTGGTTCCAAAAGATGGATTGGTAACTAAATTCGTTCTTGGCGATGTTGTGCGGCTATTTGTAACCGACGCAGATGTATTCGCCGTCCCCGTCCAGCCTTGAGATACAGGGGACCACATTGTCATCTTATTGACAGTTCCCTCGCGAACAAAAATCGAATCTGGATTAGTGGTATCAACTGCGCGTTTCGCAGTCGCCGACGACAAGGTGGCCGTAGCCACTTCAGTTGACTCAACGACGAATGTCGTTGTAGTTGGGACGGAGTAAATTACATACTCGCCATTATGGCCAGAGGGCGTAACGCCAGTAATGACAACTGTATCACCGGCAGAAAAACCATGTGCTGCACTCGTGGTAATTTGGGAGTAGCCAAGCAATGGCGTTACTGGAGATAGCGATGCGATGCTTACCGACGATGCAGGCATGCCACTCCAGCGCGCTGGGCTCAAACCAACAATATAAATACCGTTCTCGCTAGCGATTGTCTGATTTTTTACCAATACCCGGTCATCGTCAGCAAGCAACACCCCATCTAGTGAAAGACCGCCATTGAGCGCTGAAGAAATAGTTATATTTGCAGTAGTTGCACACCTAACTTTTACCGTCGCTCCATAGTCTGCAGCCTTATTGGAAGACATTGATGCAAATGACTGCGTCTGTCCAACAAATTGAATAAGCCAGTCATAGTATTCCGACAAAGCGACACCCGGGTCGACTAAATAACTTTTATTTATATTGGCATCAGTATCTATATATGCAGGACGAAGATTAGCATCAGTGCGCTCAATTGCAACATACTTGTCTACCACATCTTCAACGTTGCTTGTGAGTGAATGCAGAAGACGTAGTATTGGCCATTCTGTGGTCGATGTCTGGTCAATATCAATTAAAACCTGTGGCAATGTTTGTGTTCCAAGTTGCGTTGACCACGAAGCAAAGATTCTATTCATATCAACGATTGCAGGTATGGTTACGTATATTGGTTCACCAGCATGTTGTGATATTAAAAAAGACAGCGAGGATACCATATCTTCGCCAGCGTAATCTGGATATGGGTAAGATATTAGATGTTCGGGTGGGTCTGATAATTTTACATACCCAGATGTGGGCAATACATACCCAGTTATTGATGACTGTACTGTAAAAAATGAGTTACATGCATATTGAACAGCCACTGGTGCTGTGGTTGCATTAAATGATTCCTGTGTTGTGTCGAATATATAGACCAAGTCACCACGCTTGAATGAATTGGCGCAATCATATTTAATATATGTGCCATTTCCATAAACAGAAGTCAGTACTGCCGTTGAGTTTTTGCGAACGTCAATATGACCACTTCTCACGGGGGTTAGTATTGAGGCAGTCAGCGATGTTTGACTGGATGCTGAATACAATTTAGCAACATTATTCAAATCAAAAGATGAGCGCACACCGAGTGTTGTGTTAACTCTGGCTGCAGCATCTGCTCTAAAAAGTGCATGTCCAACCAATTTAAATGAGTTGAGATTTGTTGTATTGACACCATCAATTGTTACATTATTTATTGATAAAGTAATTGTTGAATTAGGATTTGAATCTTGTATTTTGAATGAATAATACATTGGGTATTCGCGATATTCTTGAGACAGTTCGAATACGCCAGCGCTGCATGACCAGCCTGACATTTGTGTCGTTATTTCTGTGTATGCGCGAATATTGTCATTATCATCCAACGCATATAAACTTTGATTGCGTGAAAGAAAATTAGTTGCTAAAGGCATTACATTGACTCTGTTGTAAGCGTGACGGTGATGGCCGAAGTTGGAACACTTGGAAGAACTCCGCGATTAAGAAAGTTTAATACAGTCCCTGCGGAAGTCTCATAAAAATATGGATAAAGACTACTTGTTGCGAGTGTTGATGAGTAGTTTGTCTCTATGGTAAATCGCGTTGGTGACACTATCGATTTTACAGCAATCGATGCACTTTCATATGCCGTGCCGCTTACGTCATCAAGACGAACACGCTGTCCAAGTTCAAGAGTGGATGTTGAAGATACTGTAATCTTCACATCTCCTGATTGACCGTCGCTAACCACTGAATATGCAAGTGGTGATGGTGGAGTAAATTGTACTGAATTAACATACAATAGACCTGGTACTGTACCACTTAGTCGTGAAATTATTGTTGACTCGCGCAGCCTTGGCGAGGCAACAGATAATTCTCCATACGGAAAATATTGAGGCGATAAGAAATCTGCAATAGATGCCTTGATTGTTGACTCAGTTACGGATGTGTCATATGATGCATCAATTGTTGCTGATACTTGGATGCCACCACTAGATTCAAATGATGCAATTTGAAAATTGTAGACACCAATATCAAGGCCAGCCATCGTTCGTTCGGCACAAAATGACTGTATGTCTGATAATTGACTAGTGCTAAGAGCGCCTGCGTGCCCATATACAAAAATAGAAACAGAACCCTTATAATTTCCTTGAACAACATTTTTTGATGTATCTGGTGTAAATGTTATTACACCCCTATCTGGAGCATAGGATGCATTGGGAACACCTGCATTCGTTAGGTCATAAACCTTGCAGCGTGCGACGTATGGAAAGTTTGCCAATACCGCTGACTCAAGTTGCTTTGCCGTCACATAGGTGGTAGATATTGATTCGAGGTATGTTTTGGCTGAATCAATATATTCCTGGTCAGTCAATGGATTGATTCCATTGGTAAATGAAGTGAACGTAACAGTATTTATCTCTGTATCTACCGATAACGGCGTTAACGTTGTTGCGTTCAGTGTTGGTTCGGGTATTTCGCCAAACTGACTACAAATTAGATTAATTGTTCCAGTAGGTGTTGCCGCGTCAACGATTACAGCATCTTCAGATACAACGAACAGATAGTCTGTCTGTGTCCCAGAAACAGAATTAACATAGCGGTACCTAAATTCCGTTCCAACGGGTATTATTTCTCCGGTCGTGCCATATAGTACAACTGACGCCGTAGCAGTAGCCCGTGTTCCCTGAGTGCGCTCATAACCCATTAGCGACACAATCCCCTGCATCAGTCCATCAGGGAGTCTATTTATTGAGTTTGTAGCGGTTGCCCCAATAAACGCGGCTGATTGGAATATGGCATCTTCTAACGTTCCACGACGTAGGTTGAATTCAGGCATAACAAGGCGCGCAAGTTCAATCATCTGGCGATATAGTTGACCAGCATCCTTGTCGTGAACTGTCAGGTTTACATAACGTGAAAAATCTGCTGGCATCTCATCGCCTCGTGAATGTGAAAGTAACTAATTGACTACTATCCGACTGATTGATATCCAGGCCGAGAAGGCGAATTTCTGGAACATAACGCGATGCCATGATAAGGAACTTACCCCTGTCATTACTATTGAAGGTGGGGTCAGCAACACCGAATTCTGGGAAAATTGGCTGAACACCAGGCTCCGTACGTGACGATATTGACAATAATTGTTTGTAAAACTCGTCAGTCCCATCGGTGATATGCCTAAATCCGTTAATATCATACTCAATAGGCAGTTTGATTGTGTCCATTACTTCCTCCAGGGCGCAATGCAATAATACAGCATCAAGTAGCCTGCCGATTCCGCCAAGGGAATGCTAGTGGATTGATGCGTCATCCTCTGGGCGCGCTGCAGATAGGGTCATCTTGAGCGATGCAATAGTTGCTTCAAGTACGGCAATCCGCTGTGCTTGCTGTGCTATCTGATTAGTCAAAGATTCAATAATCTTGTTTACGTCAATCTGCGTATTGTCCATACTCTAGAGCCTAACATGTCAGTGAGAATGGGCTGGCATCACATTATGCAAATTTTGCGATATGTCCAATCCGTTGATATTTTGGTAATATGAAAATAGATTCCAAGTTCCCACATCTCTGCCGTACCTCATGCTGGGGTATGTTCCATGTATTACTGCTTCAACTAGTGCGCGAAAATCACCATTTGAATTAAGAATGAGCCATATTTTTTCTTCTGCCAAATATGTCGCATTATTCCAGAATTCAGTATTGAACCCAGGATTTTTTAGGTAGTGCAGGGCAATCATTGCCTCAATCTCATCAATATCATCTTCATATATTTTATTACATGCTTCTTGGCTAGCCCCCTCGACTCCCGTCCACATATCTCTTGCTAATAAATTCACGCCCAGCGCAGTTGTAGTTGACGTTGCTTCCATTGGGTCAACAAAAAATGACGCATTACCATTAAAAACAACCCTGCCACAGAAATTTTGTTTTTTGTAGTAGTTATCAAAATTGAGCACCGGCATTGCATACGGCTCTAGATTATTAGAGGCAACAACCGCCATGAGTTCTTCTTTGATAGTTTCCATATCGGCCATATTGGAATTATGAACATAACCGAAGGTGCACCTATTTTGTAGCGGTATGACGAACATCCATCCATGGGGCATTGCTATGGCTTTTGTATAATCGAATTGTGGATTTCCCCACGAACAGTGAGCAACCAAGCAGCAATTAGTAATTGTATATTCAAGTTTATTATATGAGTCATCAATTGTCTGCCGACCACTACAATCAAGTATGAAATCCGCATCGATGTCATCGTGTTTTACATTTTTTTGCACAAGAGAGACGCTGCCGGTATCGCGGATGTGTTCAAATAAAAAGTTTTGGAGCATCTCAGCGGAGAAATGAACCCCAGTCATCCCAAGGGAAAAATTATGCATGTAGTCTCCGCTGCCAGACCAACCAATTTTATTTATCCCCCTTTTAATTGTGCCCCCGACGGCGATTAGGTCTTCATAAGTAAACAGCAGACTACTATGCAGCCGCTGGGGAAGGAGTGCTGTTGTTCCTTCCCCAACCCCTGATGCTGGTGTATCTGGGTCGTAGTACCAATCTATTTCCCAGTCAGTCAAGTGAAGGAACTCGGCAACAGAAATACACCCAACAGTTCCACGACCAATAACAGCCAACTTTTTCCGTGACATGTATTCCTACTTGGCGCTCCATGGATTTACGAGTTCTTCGCCTGGCGATGAGATGAATTCAACGTTTTCCAAATCAATTTGTGCTGGGAGATTTCGCAACCACTCCCTATAGATGCGCCACTCCTCCTTAACTCCGGCAGAAAGAGGACTATCCGGCATTTGGGTCCAGTCGCTTGCAATAAGCCTGTGCTGTCTCCACCATCTCAAAAATGATGCACGTCTCGCATCATTCCATGCAAATTGGGCTTCGGAATCATTGTCCATATCTTCCTGAGATGAATACCATGAGGACGGGGGGTCAAAATCAGAAAACGCCATGTTCATCAACCTATCATGTTTTAATAATGTAGTTCAAGACGAGGTATGGCTGCATATTATTGTGTGCAGATGATGAGCCGGTGCTTCCGGATGTTCCAGTAAGGCTTGCAACGTCAACGGAATGCGTATGGCTACTTTCACTACTTGTCGTAACGCTATTATTGTCCGATACGGAACCGCTCATTGTGTGTGAGTGAGTAGACCCACCACTTGATGCACGCGCATAGTATGCAGAATCAAAACGAGTTGTTGCTCCAGAATAGAAGTCCCAGTTACTTCCTGCTGTTCCGATACGTTTTACATAATAATCAGATGCTTGCTGGTTTGTAGCAACAGTTGCTTCGTCGTGCCCATGGCCACCACCGCCGCTAGCACTTATCGTATGTCCGTGACCGTGGTTTGCCGTATGGTTGTGCGTAGAGCCACTACCACTAGTAACTGCAGCATGGTCATGATTAATTGAGTGTGTGTGTGCTCTCAATTCTGCTTCAGTTAGGGTATGTGTTTGTGAACCAGAACTATTCCCCCGTGCATTATTTGATGTAACTCTTCCGGCAGCGGTTGTAACCCCACCAGCAGACATGGTGTCTGCGGCAATCACTGTCCGTCCACGCAAATCTGGAACCCTGTTATATCCAGCAGTCTCACCTCCGGTATTGTAGGTAGTTGATAGTAGCGTTCCGAGGGTTGATGAGGCAAGAACCTGTTGCCCATTACAAAAAAGCCACCCGCTTGGTTCAGTTCCCCCTGCATATGGGACAATTGTTCCAGAAGGAATCAATGTCGCATTCTGCCATTCTGTGCCGGAATATAACAAAACCTGATTTGTTGATGGGCTACTTATGGTGACGTCACTAGCACTGTCTAGTGGTATTGAGCCATTAACCCAACCTGAGCCATCATACTTAAGTACATCATTAGTTACTGGGGTTGTAAGACTCACATCAGTAAGGGATGATAGAGCGGCAGCACCAATGCCAATGTTCACTGACTGATTAACCCTAATATCCGCAATGCTAGCGAGTCTAGATTTAACTGCATTGGTATATCCGGTATTTGTCTCATAAATTAACTTATACAGGGGTCGTATTTCAACAATTGGCAAACCAGTTAGGTCCATGTCGGCATATGAGACATCCTCTGCTTGACCAATGTTGTCACTCATGGTCTGCCCAAGAATTCCAACGACAGGCTCATTGAGGTTATTGGTTGCAACAATCCATGTTACGCCGAACTTTCCACTGGTCATGTCGGGCGTAGACCATGTTCCGCTGGACGATAGGTTGTAAGTCGCTCGCGCAGAGCCATACTTGACTGGATAGGCGGTTGCAGTATCGAGTATCCATGAGCCACCGGAGCCAGAACGATAGAAAATCGGAATGTAAGCCGGTGATTGAAGCCTTTGTTCCCAGGTGTTCGCTGTTGGGGTTGCACTGTGGGTAATATTTACCTCAAGGTCTTCATCGAAAAATGTTCCATCCTCGATGCTTATTTGCATATCGGCATTAGAACTACCCGTTCCAGCAAGTGTATACCCACTAGCACCTAGGCCATTTGCCAGCGCGGCACCACGAGTTCTATGGAGATATTCATGGGTAGCCCAATCAAGCGTTACTCCATGTCTTTCGTCGGCAAAGAATTCAGCCTCTCCAGTTGCAGAGTTGTAGTAGATATAGGCTGTTGGCGTATCCTGGTCCCAGGTAAAAAAAGTTGTTTTGTATGAGAGAACACCCGCATTGCTGTAGTAAATATAGTAAAGACCTGACACCGCAGGCAAGGTGACGCTTTCTGCCGACGTCTTGGTATAACGCTTACCAACGCACCAAACATGGAAAGATTCACCAACTGGTGCAATCGTGAAGACGCGAGTTGCACTCACGAAAGACATGACACTTTCCGTCTTATCTTCGTGACCAATTGGTTCTGTTGTTGCTGCTTCTGCTCCAAGTCGCTCGGTCAAGCGACCAATAACAACCATTTCACTCTTGCGATTATCCAGGTACGCAACAAGCACTTCATCGTTAATCGCAAATTGTTCATCGTATTCCTTGCCAACAATGCGACATGGTCCAATATTAATGCCGAGCATTCTGACAAATACGCGAACCGTACCATCGTCGTAGACGAGGGTTATTTTTCCTTCAAATATTCCACCTGGCTCGTGGCTCGTATTAGCACTACCAGATTTACTTGCGCGCGGATTAAGTGCCATGATTAGTTAGCCACATCCATCTGCATATAGGTTCCGAAAGGACCGATTGGAATGTCAGTAATATATTTATCTTCACGTTCTGGCTTCCGAAATGAAACCTGGACAGGGTTTGTTGACATGTGCTCAAACGACACATCGGTAATAATGTAAAAATCTTCAAACGTCGGTATACCAGCGACATATATTGTCATACCAGGGCGTAAAACCATTGCATTATGCCTATCAAGGGAAATAGAGCCATTTACTTGATAAACATCACTATCCGAGCGCCGAAATGTTGGCATTTGCATTGGCGTGAGTAGTCGTGCGTAATCCAGTTTCTGGTTGATTCCGCCAACAGTGACAATATCTTGCTCACCAATACTGAACCTACCTAGTGCTGGCCACTCAACGTACCAAGAATTCATTTTGCGACGAACTGGTATATTGGTTTTTTCGTCAATAACAAATGCGTCCATCTGCTCTGGTCCCCAAAGACCAAACAGATGACGCATTGAAGCAAAAAATAGAACTCCATCTGATTCAAATAAAGAAAATTTAGCCTCGCTTGCTAGGTTGCTTAAAACATCCCATGTGGAGTCTGCTCGTCTATCATTACTTGCTTTATTGATTTTGACGTTTCCCTTGGGTGATTTTTCTATATAAAAACTAAGGTCGTTCTGAAGTGCGACTTCTTGCACAAAAACCTCAGGAGATTTCTCTTTTATGGCACCTGGATTACGGTCACGCTTCATCTCCATGATTGGTTTTGGCCTGAGTTCAAGTGTGATTGATGGAGATGAGCCCTGACCGGGGCCGACACTTAGTGATGCTACCTCATAAACAAAACGCTTATAGGCGAATTCGACAGTTCCAAGATTCCCAGTAGGTGGAGCCGTAACGGACGTCTGGGTATTCGTTGTCTCAGAGGCTGCCCCACTTAAATTTGCCTCAAGAGGCAACTCCGTACGTCGCTCCGACTTATAGAGAAATAGGCGCCCGATATTGAAATAGTTATTCTCAAGCATCTGCATATTGACGTCAAATAATTGAACAGACAACTGCGGACTCATATCCATTGAGTAACTTACGCTAATTGATTGAACTGCCCTAGCAATGTGACCAACTGCTTCTGCGCCCAGGTCAATAATTCCTAATTGGAAAGAACGGTCTTTCGTGGAACCAAAATATGCAGCATCACGAACAGTTGTCCCATATTCGGATTGAATCTCGTTTGTAATCTCTTCAGCCATGACCGTACATTCTACGTATTGTCGTTGGGGATGTATGAGTTATATGCTCTATCGGGTGATGCCATAATGTCAGTTATAAACTCATACCTTTGGCTGTTGGGGCCCCCAGGCGGCTTCTTTGTTGTCGTTGGTAGGCCTGGAGTTACAATTGGTGGCAAGGCAATAATTCCAACCGTCTCAACAGGTATTTCGGTGAGCGTAATTTCGCACTGAGCAACAGAAATCATGGATAACATAGATGCTGACTTAAGTCCATTCGCATCTGCTCCCCCTACTGCCTGTTGTGATGTGCGGCGTGTTGCCGTCACACTAAAATCTGAGATGACAAACTCCATATTTGGTTGTGTTGTCCGCACTCGTTCATCTGGTTCCCCGGAGATTTGGGAGGGTTTTTTAACGTATACATCAGTTCCTCTTATGGATTTTTCTCCACGCCGCAACTGAAAGGTGAGCATATCGTCGAAATTTACAAGGGTCACTGGGGTTTTGCGTTGTGCCATTCTGCGCAACTTTTCTATCTCTGCATCAACGGGAATGTCAAGGCCATCTGGAACAATTGCACCGCCTGGCTCTGTTCTGTCTGCTGCGACTACGAAAGAGAATGAAACCTTCATAAGTTGCCAACTAGCCCAATCAACAAATGGAATATCTTCTGCTCTTGGAACCTCAACCCAGTTGCCAGAAAGTCCGCTATATTTGATTCCCTGAGGTATGTATCTGAATATGAATATTTCAGTGGCAGATTTGTCGTCATCGGTTTGATATCTCTGCACCATCTGCGGACGTTCCGTACTTCCCACCCCGCGACCGGCATATCCCTTGGGCATTCTTGTCGTAATAGTTACTGCCGGTACGGGGAGATTTGGGGTTGCTGGTGTTCCGCTGCTTCTTCCACGAGACCCTTGGCCGGAACCGCCACCCGAGCCACCGAAATTGACGGGCTGGTTAACCAGGGAAGCCGAACTAGTCCAATATCCCAAATCATACTGACTAATCTCGCCAGGTGGTGCTGGATAGAATCCATTCACCCAGTCAAATCCCTGTGCTTCTAGTTCATTTGAAGTAATGTTAAACTTTTGCTGAATTTCATACTTATAAGCCTCTATTTCGCCCTCAGTCCTGTATGGCAGGCCAAGTTTGCGAGGCTCATATCTGTCTGCTGTGCCACGCATTTCGTCATAAGCAACAAAGTATTCCATGCCAGTGGTTTCTTTAAATTTCCCGCCCCTGCGAATATAGGCATTTGAGGCATCCTCTTTATTTATTCCCGTGCCCGTCTTTACCCATAACTGCACTCCGGTTGGTGTTGCGCCTTGACCTTGTATGAGTACGAGACCAATCCAACCGGTTCTTGTGAACATACTTTCACTGATAGCGGCTGACCGTGGATATTGCGGAGGTATTTTGTATGGATTAAAGGGAAAAATTTCACCAGTTTTATAATTCTTCCAAGAATAACCACCACCATAATTTGGGTTAACAACTTTTACAATTAGGTCAGTTGGTTTTATGCCCGCTTTTTTTGCCCTTTCGGTCAATACGGGTGTTGACAAGGCGGTCAAGGCTGGGTTTTTACCTTCGGTTCCCCGTACGGCACCCTGGGGGAATGGGTCTCTACGTATAACGAATCCCCGCGGCCACTGCAGGGCGGTCCTGATTGTCATCGTCGCTCCTCGTTACTTTTATTAACCATAGCCATTTTGGACATGACGGCATCTGCAATTTCATTTGCATTTGTCCCCGTAATGTAGAAGTTGTTTGTATTAGATACAGAAGTTCCACGTCCTCCGCTAGAAACTGAAGCAGAAGTTGCAGATACGGCAGTCATTGAGTCTCCAATACCTCCAGATTGCGGTGGGACGACATGGAGGTGTCGTGAGTCTCCCTTGCCGTGGAATTCAGCAAGACCACCAGCGGCAGTCATCTTGTCACGATAGGAAACAAGGTTATCTCCCACCATATCTAGCGCCCTGCCCGTTACGTGGTCAGACTTCAGTGAGCCGAGGGCAAAATTCCTATATCCAGATGTAATTGTTCGGCGACCTGGAATTCCAGAATTTATTGCAGAGTGGTTGGATAGCGTTCTGCCCATTGAAGATGTCAGCGAGTCGCCAATTCCACCAAATGGCGAACGTCTGTCACCCTCTCCTAATTCTGTAATAATAAGTCCACTTGCTTCCTGGAATGTCATTGTAGAATTTTTGAAAAGTTCCGCAGCATCCTTCATTGCGGTTGCCGCCTCAAGTTGCGGCTCAATATAGGTGCTGGCTTCAATACCAGTTACTCCAGTACTTCTTTGCAATATATCTAGTATTGCTTTCTGCACACCAGGGTCCGCCAGGTTCGCATTTTCAACTTGGCCAAAAATTTGTTGTTGAGTTTGTGCATCCATGCCATATATAGCCTTAGCCATTGCGCCAACATCGCCACCAAGTTCAAACCCAGATTCAAGGAAATTGCTTCTGAGGAATTCTTCAATATTTTTAGTTCCGCCCGCTTCTCCGGCTCCAATGACTTTACCGAGTTCATCTCCAACAAGTGAATAAATTAGTGATTCTTGCCCCTGCAGTGCTCCACCTTCTTGACTGAATGCAGTTCCACCACGTCCGAATAGTTTATTGAATTCCTGGTCGGCGAGCATCGTGTCGCCACCATACTGAGCAATGAGGTTTTGTCTAAAATTCTCAAAATAGGTAAGGAGACCCGTATCCAAACTATCTTGGGCGGCAGCATCAAAGATATTTCCCTTTAGGAATTCATCAATTTGACCACGAACGGCAAATGACTCTTCATTGAGAGCATTTTTCCCCTCTTTTGCTTCTCTTGACTTGCGGAATACGTCAGTACCCGTTGCGAATACATCAGCAGCAGCGTTCCGCAATTCCTGGGATGTGTTCACCATTGCCTCGGCGAGTTTCATTATTTGTTCACGCGTAGTCTGAGCACTGTCATGCAAGTTGACGCCCGCTGCATCGGCTAGTTTCCTGATTTCCATTTCGGTTTTTCCAAGCGAGGAAGCAATACTCCCTGCTCGCTGGTCTCCGAACTGTGTTACTAAGTCAAATGCTTGAGCCTGAACTTCATTAATTTCTCTTTGTGCAGCAATGAATGCATCCGGGTTCTTCATTGCCTCCTTATACGCCTCGTCGCTCAGAGAACCAAATATGCCAGTACCAGTCATTTTTTGCTTTTTGGCCATATCCTTCAAAGCATCACTATCCATGATGTCGTAGCCACCAAGGTCCAGGCGTGCAAGTTCCTTTGCCGTTGTGGCGCCTTTTTCGCCCACGTATGCTGGAGCGCCAGTTCCTGCCCCAATTTCCAGTGCGCGCTTACCCCGCCTATTGAGGGTTCCCATAATTATTGCATCTAGTTGATTTTGCCTATCCTGGAATTGATTCTTGCGAGTTTGACGCATATTTTTTAGGGCGTCTTTAGTGAGTGTCCCCCTCTGCAACATCTCGCCCATTTTCTTCGTATACGAACCAACAACACCTTCCATAAAGTCTTGCGATTGCTTCTTTGCCTCAGCAATGGCTTCCTTCTTTTTGCGCTTTGTGGCCCCACGAATACCCATAATCGCGCCGCCAATAACACCAACAGCAAGACCCGCTAATGGGTTTACCATTGCAATCGATGAACCAAGTGCTAATGCGCCCTGCGATTCTTTTGGCATAACATTAGATAGCAAACCAAGACCGAGGCTTGCTCCCATTCCTGCGGCCATTGAGTTATTGATGCCCTTCTTCATGACTGGATTATCTTTGGTGCCGACATTTCCGCCGAATATCATCTTGTAGCCGTATGAATCCCTCATCTGTCGACCCTTTTGGGTGTATCCCCTGAAGAGCGCCCCAGGACCCATGGGAACGCCTGCGGCAGCACGTGCCGCCATCTCTTCGTTCTTCATCTGAGCACGTTGCTCCGAAGACATGCGGAAGTTTCTAGTGAAGAAAGTGTTCTTATATTCTGCGTCGGGAGCATTGCCATATGGGCTGTATTGGGGTATCTTGATTACTCCTCGACTGGCTTCAAAGTTTTCCTTATTGGCTCGTCGCAATTCTCTGTAGGCTCTGAATTTCCCAAAACCACTCGATTTCTCGTATTTTTTCATCGCCTCTTCTTGCCGAAGTTGTGCAGCGGCCTGACTGCTGAGTGCTGACGGTACTGCCGTACCTGCTGCGGCTGCCGACCTAGTGGAATCACGTTGGGCCTTTGCTGCTGCGATTTTATAATTTCGTTCATAGCGTTTTTCGTCGCGTTTTTGTTGTTGAGCGAGAGAGCGCGCAGAGGCGGTTGCCTTGTCTGACGAACTCATGACTGTCATATTCTGAACGCTCATTTGAGACACTCGTTGCTGCGAGATGGCACCTGCAGTTTTGGCAAGTCTTTCGGCTCTTGCTTTACCGCCTTCCGTTACGTTTCCTGCAGCAGTCTGACCAGTAAGTGGCCCGCTACCAGCACCCGGTGTTATGTCCCTCATTCCATAGGAGGCAAGAACACCGCCCGGGGTCTTTTTCATTGCTCGCCCACCAACGAGCAACTTGGCAATGAGCATGAATGAACCGAGTCCACCGCCACCGAAGAGGTCTCTAAATCCACCGAGAAGGCTCATGAATAGGTCAACGATTCCAGTTAGACCATTGATGATTTTGGTAATAAAGGGTAGAGCATCAATGAAAATTTCACGAACAGTTTTCGCATACTTAGAAATGACCCCAATGAATTGGCCAACAGCATCACCAAAGGCATAGAACTTTTCTTCGTTGGCAATAATCTGCTCGTTGAATCCACCGAACGCGTCAGATAGGTGTGCGCCAATGGGGCGCAAGACTCTCATTAGGGTTTCCTCGAACACTCGCGCTCCCTCAATGAGGGGACGGAGTTTGTCCAAAATCATATTCCAGCCCTGTTTGAAGCGGTCCCACCAACTACCAAGGTTGGCAAACATTCCATCGACCTTGGGCAAGTAATCGCGAATAAACTTTACGAAGAAGTCGCCAATCTTCTCCGTGACACCGCCGATTTCATCAAAGAAACCCGCTCCAGCAAACATCGCAATCTCACCAGACACTCTGTCAAATGTCCGTTTGAATGTGCGAGCAATATCTTCAAGAAGGTCTTTTGTTGGCTTTAGAAATGGTTCACCAAAGTCGGCAAAGTCTGTCTTGATGATATTGAACGTTGCCTTGAAGCGACTGATGAGGGTTCCATTTACTGCATCAAACTGCCCCTGTACTCCACCTGCCGCTGAAAGCGTTCCATCAAGAATTGCCTTTTTGAGTTGTTCGGCAGTCTTGATTCCTTTGCCGCCCGCTTCAGCAAGTGCCTTCTCCATTTCTGGGCCAAGTTCCTTAGCGGCTTCGGTAATTTGGCTGAACGTGGCCTTGGGGTCCTGGAGTTTAGCAATGAGGTTTCCTGCCGCTTTGACCCCTTCCTCTAGTGGCTTGCCAGCACTAGCAAAGTCCATTAATCCCTTGAGAAGGTTGGATGAACCAGCGGTGAATGTCGAGTTCTTGGAGACTGCCGCAAATGCCGCCTGTAGGTTTTCTGCGCCCAAGGATGCCAAATCTGCATCGGAAGCAAGTTGTCGCATCATTACGGATGCAGCCTGATAGTTTCCTCCGCCCTTGAATGCATACATGGCCGTTTGTTGTTCACGTATTGCTGCCGCAGCCGTTGACGCAGCAATAGTGAGGGCTGCTGCAGCGCCTGCAGCGCCTGAAGCGAGCCACCTAAATGCCTTCATTGATGCATTACCAAGAACGAATGCCGCATGAACGCCCATCATTGCGGCACCAAGGAGACCAATTTCTAATGCTGCCAACTTGGCGCTTTTCGTCACCAGTTTAATAAGCATTCCGCCAAACATCTTGATGCCTTTATCAACAGCATCAAAGTGTTGCTTCCACTTGACATTTGTGGCTTCTAGGCTGCGTGTGCTGATGGCGTTGTAACCATGAACGGTGGTCTGCAACTTTAGGAGTTTGCGCGTGACTGAGTCAATCGACTTGTCGCCAATAGACTTTATCCTGAGAGTTAAGGTTGAAGTTGCGGCCATTGGCCCCACCTCTCAATAAAGGCTACTATCAGGGGCGATTACTCTTTGACTGGCGCTCCTGCTCTTGGCGGTCTTGCTCTATAACTTTAGCACATGCCATCAATATTAGCCATTCATCATCATTTAATGACAGCAAATCTATGGGGTTAACATGCCACAATTCCCCTAGTCTTGCAGCACTCTTAACATAGGAGTCTTCGATTAGTTCGTCGAAGACCCCTTCGTAGGGTCCTCTACCTCTACGGTGTCTCCGTAGCCGGAAGCATCAAGAATTGCTAGTGCAGCAGACTCAACATGGGCATCAACACCAAAGAACGCACGGACGGCATCGGGCACCGGGCGCGCTGCATCTGTTGCGGCAAGAATTGATGGGGAGGCAAAGTTGAGGGCATGACCATCTTCTTCAACTTCCTCTTCATTGAAGAGGATTCCGATAGTCGTATTACCGATGACATATGCGGCAAACTTGGTGGAATCCATTCCATGCTTGGAGTCCTCTCCAGCATTTTTTCGCCATGCGCGAATCTGCTGCTGGGAAACATTTGGTGAGATGCGAAGTTTGACGCCAGGGCGCGACGGAACATCAAGAATGACCGGTGGAATCTCAACCTTGGATGAGATAACGGACAGCAGTCTGTCAAGGGGTGTTTCTGACCTGGTTGCCTTGGTCTTTGCGGCCTTAACGCTCTGGTCTGCTTCTTCGTACAATGGATTTTCGCTCATACGAGGCAACCTAGCACACTAGATGAGCGCTACGGTGTAACTATCAGGAAGTACCAGAAGCAACAGTTGAGATGCTAAAAGTCAGCGAAAATGTTGCTGGAGCACCCGAGGATGAGTCGCCATCGGGTTCGGTGATTCCGACCAGAAGTGCACCAGTGTAAACGCGGTCGTTGCCGAGTTCTTCAATGTCGCAGTTGTACGTCTTGATGTTGATGTTGTAGTAAGCCTTACCAACCAATTGACGCAGGTCGCGCAACTTACGTGCGATGCCGGAGGCATTATTGGAGATGTCACCCTGGAACTCGTCATCATAGTGGGCAGTCAGCGTCACGTCGCCGATTTCAAAGGGCGCACAGAGCACCGTGGGGAAACGAGCACCGCCTTCGTAAATCTTTTCCACTGA